CTTATATGTATCTTTACGATCGGGATAGCTTTGAACTTGTATATGCAATGGTAAGCACTTACCCTGAGCTACTCAGCCAATATGATCCTATGGATATGCATGATGTAGATCACATTGATCCTGCGAAGCGTATCACATCCATCAACTTCGAGAGAAATAAAGAGCTGGAGATACAGATGCAGGAGAAGCTATTGGCTGCGAGCTTGTTTTATGAGGAGGTATATAATCAATTAGAAGAGAAATAATGCCACAAACTCCATTACCACCACCACCAAAAAAAGGTTACAAGTTAAGATTGAGAGTAACTAATCCAGAATATAAAACAAATGATGTTATTTTTGAGAATGCAATAATTCAAAAAACCGAAGACGGTATATTAGTTAGGTTTGATGACTGCAATAGAAATATATTAGCTTGGTATCCTATCAATTGGGCGGTTGAAGTGGTTAAAATAGAACATTTATGAACATAACACATGACAACGGTACCATACAGCAGGAGGATACTATCCTCCTAGCTGTCATGGCTAAGTACTATGAGCGTTCAAAGAGAGGCCAGGCAAAGTACGGAACTAACCTGGACAGAACAGATGTAGATCTAATTGGATGGCTTGACCATCTACAGGAGGAGCTGATGGATGCAACGCTATATATTGAGAAATTAAAAAAAGAGCTATGAAACAAACAGCAGTAGAGTGGTTGGAAGATAACGGTTCGGGTATTTGTGTCCGTGCCGTGATAGAAGCACAAAAGATTGTTAAACAACTAAAGCAAAATAAAGATGAAAAAGTTAATTGAAGCACTGAAACAGGCATGGCACAAATACCATGTTAGCCGTAGTAAGCGGATTCGGAGCAAGAACCAAAGAACATTCGTGTATTGTAAATGTGGTAATGAAATGGTTGGAGATGATGATGGGCAAAAAAACTTATCGTTTATTCGAGATGTGTATGTTGAAGAACGCAATGTTGTTCACTACAAATGCAGTAAATGTGGAATAGAAAGTTTTTTTGACTTTGACCACCCTTGTCCAATTTCATTACCATTTTCGGAGAACGATGATATAATTAATCGATATAGGTTAGCTTATTGCGGCTAACGGTTTGTGTATGTGTAGTAAGGCTATGCACGTACATTTAACCGAAGAACTAAACTTAATTAGCCTTATTACACATACACTTTGTTAGCGTTTCGTTTTTGAGCGTTGGCATTTAAAACTAAAACATTATGCAATTTCCAGACACAATTGAAACACAAGTAACCGAAACCATTATGCGAGCATTTTCTAAATGTTCTAAAGAACCGATAATGATTCTTGAAACACGAGAATATAACCGTGTTTACTCTCACATCTATAAATGCTTAAATGAACTTGGATTGAGCGAAAGATTTAGAGAAGATTACATTGCGGTAGAAGAATATAAGAAAGGAATTAGAAAGCGATACCAGCACAAAGTAGATTCTTTGCGTGAGCATTTCCCAAATGGTTGCTTTACGAAAGATAAACACGGTGATTTAGTAGGTATAGATATTATGCTCGCCAAAATTGTTAAAGAACTATCCGAGATTGAGCGTGAGGCAAATGAACGCTAACACAAAGCTAAATGACGTTTTAATGTCTTTTAGCAACTGTTATGCGGAATGTAAAACCTTTAAACAACAAGAACAATGAAAACAGAAAAACAACAAACAGCAGTAGAATGGTTGTTAGAAGAACTATTAAATAGAGATTGGTATCACTTATCTGAATCAATTAAAAATGAAATAATTCACCAAGCCAAAGAGATGGAGAAAGAGCAGATATTGAAAGCATATGATGCAGGAGATGCAGACAGAGTTTATCAACCACAGCAATACTACAACGAAACCTTTAACAAATCAATAAAGAATAAGGGGTAAAAATTGCCACATTAACTAAATAGAAATGATATGAAAGCAACACTTGAATTTAACCTACCCGATGACCAGCATGAATTTGACCTTGCTATACAAGGTAGCAAGATGTACTTAGCTCTGTGGGATCTATCTCAGGAGCTCCGCAGTATGTGGAAGTATCAGCAGTACAAAACTGAGGAGGAGTATGCTATTGTTGAGACCATTCGAGATAAGTTTCATGAGATACTGAGTGAACACAATATAAACCTGGATAAATGATACTAGGATTAATCATACTACTAGCACCTGGAGTGATCTGGGGCTGGTTATGGACAATAAGTTTAATAATTAATACAATCAAAGATGAGTGATTTCAAAGGAGAGGTGATATTCATTACCCCTACAACGTCTGTATCAGACAAATTCAAGAAAAGAGAAGTAACATTGAAGAGTGATGGGGATTATCCTCAGTACGTTACCTTCCAGTTAACGCAGGACAAATGCGATCTAGCGAACAACCTTAACCCTGGGGATGTGGTTAATGTGAAGTATAACCTTCGAGGGCGCAAATGGGAGGCACAGGATGGTACTATTAAGTACTTCAATACCATTGAGGCCTGGACCATGAGCCTAAGCTCATTCCAGGATAAGGGAGCCGTGGAATATCTAACTAAAAAAATGGACCTTGAAAATGACAGCGATCTACCTTTCTAATCAGCAAACCCTATCTGACTGGATACGGAAAGAAATTAACAGCCGTTTGTGCAAAAGATACAAATTAACCCATCTAGCGGAGGATATGGGGGTAAATTACGCTAAGCTATACAGGTTCATGCGTGGTAAAAATACTACCTCAGAGATCTATGATAGGTTTTTTGTATTATATTTGAAGCAATGGAACTAATCGCCTATATCTCTATAGCCTGGTGGCTCGTGTATTTCGAGCCATTACAGGCAACTTTAACTAGTGTATATATGTCTCTTCATAGCAAGCCCTGGGTCATGTACTTATTCAACGCATTGAGCTGTATTAAGTGCATGGCCTTCTGGGTAACGTTGCTGGGGAGCTTTGATTTTATCCTGGCTTGTGAGGCAGCACTAGGTGCCTATATTTTAGAACTATGTTTGAACAAACTGAGCTAGATCTCATTGAGAAAATTGACCAATTGCCTGAGGCCCTCAGGTATTCAAAGCAGTCATGCGTTCAGCTCTATAAAATAAGGACCAAATACGATGGTCCACAGCCTAGGGAGTGCTTTTGCGCTTCCGTAAGGAGGAAGGTATGGTATAAAGATTTCTTTATCTGGTATGAAAAAGCTCTTAGATCAATACATATCTGAGCATTACCAGGAGGTGAGAGCTTATACCCTGTACTTTTTACAGCGTACTAAATCCACAATGGAGGCAGATACGGTAATTAACAACAGTTACCTTCATGTTTTAGGTATCCAGGAGGCCCAGAAGGATATTGATATCGTAAAGAGCTACCTTTTAAATACCATTAAGTACCAAATACTCTGGACCACATCTAAAAGCCATAGAGATGATGCCATCACGGCAATGGATGGGCCTCACAACGAGGTGGAGGATGAGCAGGATCTGAAGGATAAAGTACGGGAGGATATTCAGTACAGCCATCAGAAGGCCATCATTGAAATATACAGGGCACAGATAGAGGATAACGTGCATCGAATTGTATTTGAGGCCTATATCGATAAAGGATACACCACAGCCAGAGCAATGGCTAAGTACTTTGGAATCACAGTAACCTCAGCTCACTATCTAATTAAAGAAATTAAACAAAATTTAAACTCATTACAATATAGGTATGAGGCCATCGCAAATATTTAGCATCCTGGCAATGTTCACGGCATTCTCAGTAGGGTTATCTCTTATCTGGGAAAACTATGTATGGGCTAGTAAGGGGGCAGGCGTTTGGATTTTATTATATTACATTTGGCTAATAACATCAGAATATGAAGATAAAGAATGAACATCTAGGTAGTTATGTTACTATCTACAACAGCAAGGGGTTTGATACCTCAATTTATGTAACTGAAGAAATGGCTCAAGACCATGAGTATTATTCTTCAGTAGGTTTAGGCTACCTTTTTGAGGTAGAGGATACCAAAGCTAAGAAATACAAAGGAGTGGAGGATGCCAAAACCGAAGGCTAACGAAACAGAGGAGCAGTATATCGCTCGCTGTATGAGTGATGCTGAAACGTTAGATAAATACCCTGATGAAGATCAGAGGTATGCAGTATGTATTTCTATCTATGATGGGCCTGTTGGAGCATATCGAAGGGCTTTCCAGGAAAGTTATACCGATTACCCCAAAGCTGCAACAGAGAATGCCAAAACAGCACTAAGATGGGCTGAAGAGAATGGCTGGGGATCGTGCGGTACTGCTGTGGGTAAAGCTCGTGCTAATCAGTTAGCCAAAGGTGAACCCATAACGGAGGAAACCATCTCCAGGATGGCAGGCTTTGAACGGCACAGGCAGAACTCCCAGCGTGAGCTAGGTGATGGATGCGGGAGGCTCATGTGGTTAGCCTGGGGAGGTGATGAAGGTATCGAATGGGCCTCGAGAAAATTAAAACAAATACGAGATGGCAAAGCAAACTAATGTTAAAATACACGTTGCTAAGCCTAAGGTGAAGAGACCAGGCGTTCATTCTAAATGCAAGGCATCTAAATTGAAGGGGTCTAAGAACTATTTAAAAATATATAAAGGGCAAGGCAATGGGTAAGCATAAATACATAGAAACTCCTGAAGCTATGTGGGATCTATTCGAGGCTTATAAACGTTGGTGCAAAGAAAATCCTAGGTACTCTTATTCCCTATCTACTAAGACAGGAGAGGCTACTGCTGTGCCATTAGAGAGGCCTTTAACTCAAGTGGGTTTCAGGACCTTTGCCGCTGAGAAGGGATGTACTGTGAATGATTATTTTGCCAATACTGAGAATAGATATTCCGCATATACTACAATCTGTTCACGCATAGAGGAGGCAATACGAATGGACCAGATTGAGGGAGGCATGACAGGGCAGTACAATGCATCCATTACTCAGCGACTAAACAACCTTACCGAGAGAGTGGATACCACAACCAAAGGAGAAAAGATAGATAGCATCAAGGTAACCATTGTGAGGCCAGATGCAGATTGATTTGATGTGCTCAATGGTGGAGGCATACATCTATAAAATGAAAGGGGTACAGGTAAGGATAGATAGGAGGGCTGTGGCATATGATGGCAGGCAGATGGCCATGCTAATGAATGCCTACCAAATAGCAGTTAATGGAGATAAAGAGCACAGTAATATTTGAGAAGAACTATGAGGCTCTGACCGGGCCACATAGGTTTATAATCAATGAGGGGGGCTCCCGTTCATCTAAGACCTACAGCCTCTGCCAGCTCATGGTGATCTATTGCCTGCAGAATAGTGGGAAGGTGGTTAGTATTATTCGAAAGACATTCCCTGCATTGAGGGCTACAGTACTAAGGGATTTCATAGAGATCCTAAAAGAGATGGGTATCTATAGCCTAGATAGCCATAACAAGAGTGAGCATATATATACTTTCTCTAATGGGAGTATCGTGGAATTTTTCAGCGTGGATGATGAGCAAAAGATAAGGGGCCGTAAAAGAGATATTGCATGGTGCAATGAAGCTAATGAGCTGTACTTTGATGATTTCACTCAGCTTAACATGAGAACTGAATTTAAGCTTATATTTGATTACAACCCATCAGATAGCTCCTCATGGTTATATG